TTTTTCTCTGTAAGGCTGGAAGTCACCTACTTCTGTGAATGGACTTCTACTACAACCTGTTCCTAGGCTGAACGGTACAGCACTCTTGATTCTTACTATTGGATTCAGTTGTGGAATGTTTGCATCTTCGGCACTGGTACACCCTTGTACACGTCTTTGTTGTTTTGCATGATACTGCCATAAGTTTCTAAACCAGGAGCCTGTTCTATCTTTCCACTTACCTCCATCTTGAACACGTTCCCCGTATCCTGTGATTTTATCAAATTTGAAACCTCTTTCGTCTTGTTCTTTGGTTGTCGTAATAGCATTACTTCTGGTATCTTCATCAGTTTTACTTCCAAAACCACCTAAGTATAAATCGTCAATAATTGTAAAGTTATATAAGTCACCTAAATATTTGTGGTCGGATGTTCCGTGTTTTGGTAATCTGTATAAAATACCGCTTTTTCCTTTGGTACTATAATCATATCTGCTTCTGTTTAACTTACTCACATATACTGACATGGTATCTTTATTAATACCTCTGCCCATTGCATCTTTACCAAATTGTATTGTCTGCATCTGCTGGCCTTCATCAAATATAGAACCTGAACTTGGTGCATAAACTATAGCAAACGGATGTCTTGCTATATTATTATATTCGCCTTTAATACCAGAGCCAGTATTTGTAATTCTTGCTGTGCTATTTTTCCAGTGTAATAATTCTCCAGAAACGTCATCGTTTGTTGTACTTCGCAATACAACTGATTTATATTCGTTAGGATCTAGGCCTTTTTCTTCTAATTGTAATTTAATAGATTTTAATAAATTTGGGCCATCTATGCTGACCATTAATCTTGCATCGTCGTGTCTAGAACCAAATAGTACTGCTGGTACTCCGTCTTTTCTGCCTTCGAGTAATTTATAGTTGTCATCTCTTTGTCCGATATAGTCTACACTCTGACCTTTGTTATTACCCATTTTAACAATTTTATCAACACCTCTAAAATCTGTAGTTCCCCATGCTTGTCTGCCACCTTTAATTACACAAGACTTAGGTTCACGTTTGGTGTCTTCTGGTACACATTCTGCATTAAAGTTCGGAGACTGTGAGTTAATTGCATCTGCCAATGAACAAGGATCGCACCCTTCTGGTAAACTAACTGCTGAACCACCTAAGTGCAATACTTCACCACTTGACGTACATGTGTTGCCGGTTATATCTTTGATATGCAAATCTTGTAATTCGCATAAATCAACATCTAGTTGATTGTATGGAATTTTAGTATAGTTTTCTCCTATACCTTCAATGTATGAAAGTATAGTTGTCCAGTCTGCTCCGGTACCGCCTGCTTGTATAAATTGATTTTGATAACCTGAAATATTAGTATATTCAGAATCTATGTATTGCTGAACAATGTCAAACAGGCCATCATCAAATTCGTATGTTGTACCCTCTTCACCAGAGTTAGTATCGTATAATGTGATTCTAAATTTACCACATGATTCTGCTGGTGGTGGTGGATCTTGCGGTGGTGGATCTTGTGTGCCACCTGGGCCTCCTCCGCCTCCTGAGATACCTCCGCCATAATGCTCGCCGTTTAATTGCCTGTACCCATATTTGTCATCTCGCCACCATTGATTGCCGCCCATCCAATTATCGTAATAGGTGCCCATGTAAGGACCAGTGTAACCTGTGTAAGGCCATGTACCATGTTTAGGAGAACCAAAAGGTGCTTCTGCTTTATTTTTAATTGTTTGTAAAGATGGATCTAAATACATATTATTGAGATTATTCTCATAATTTTGTACTAGTTCTTTATCTGCTGTTAATTTTCCATCTAGTACTTTGAATGCTGGTGTACCATGTGGACGTTTTGTTCTTTGTTCATTTAATGAACCGTAATATACTTGCTCTTCGAGTCCTTGCATATCAATGATATACTTCCCTGCTAACTTGCTAGGTGCTCTTCTTTCTGCAATGGTTTCATTTGCTTTTACTGGACTAAATTTGTTTACGCCACCTTTGAGTGCATTACCGGCCGGGGCACCTATGTATTCATATGAATATACTTGATCTAGACCAGAAACATCTGCAGGCCTTTGAACATATTTCTGATTAAAGTCAGGCGATGTTCTATTATCACTTCTTGGATCTCTATAGCCAAACAGGAAGCCAACTTCCATTTTCTTTTCTTTGTCAATTGCACCTGCTTTAAAATCACTTATAAAGTTTAAACTATCTGCTACTTGCTCAACTGTGTCTTGTGCTGGCAAATATGTTTTATTATCATTTATTTCCACAGCATTGTGATCTGTTAAACTGTAAGAAACATTTTTATCTGTAAAATCTATTGCTACATTTGAATTTGTAAATCCAAATACTTCAATTTGATTTTTACCTAAACGGCGTTGATCCATTCCGATTGGTGCCATTTTGTAAGTTGCATTATAGTTTCTTATTGGCGAATTTTTAATTGCAATATGATTTTGTGTTGGTTTAACATTTATTTCATTTTGAAAATCATCTGTGCCTGTGATCAACATTGTATCAGAGACCCAATGTCCGTTTGTGACTACATTTCCTGTATATATTGTATTAATTACAAATGAATTTTTATCTGCTAAAAACGGTGTTGCAAATCCATCATAGTTTCTAGTGTTGCCAATTTTGATTGTTCTGCTTTGTGATGGTATGTAATTATCATAAGACACTGAGAATACATTGCTTGTTGCTGTTGCACCAGGAGCCTCAATGGTTATATATTGTTCGCCATCGCCTTCTATGTTATCTATTAAATTAACAAAATCCACTACAACAAAACTATTACCTGATAATACATGTCCTACTTGACTGTGAGAGAATGTAATATTTGCACCAACTGATATGCCTCTCAATCCATTTGGCAATTCAATATTTACTAAACCTTCGCTACTTGCATTTGTAGATGATACTACTAATTGGTTATCATCTACTTTTCCAATATTATGATCTTTACTATAGAATCTAGTTGCTTCATATATGTCTAGCATTAACTCGTCATTGTTAAATGATGTTCCTAGATCTTTCTCAAAGTACATTACTGGCTTACCGTCAGTGGTAGTGAAATTTTTATCAAAATCTAAATCTGTTATTTTGTTAAAAGTAACATCAGTGTTACCACCTAGTGAATAAATATTTTCAGGATCATATATACTTCCTGTCATCCCAGGTACAGCATATCCTCTAGGAAGTGTCATAATATGTAAGTTTGCATTTCCTGTAAGTGATGCTGTTAAATTTGTTGTTAGGCTTGTAGGTGCAGTAGCATGATTAATCATTATTGCATTTTCAAGTACTGCATTAACAATATAAGTCTGGCCATTTACACTTGCTGTATCTACTGAGCCAGTATTTAATGTAATGTTATCGCCTGGTTCAAATACATGTATATTTGCAGGTACGTGAATTGTTCTTGTAGTTACCGTGTTTGTTGATGCAGTTCCTTCTATGATTGGTAGTCCGTATGTTAAGTACTTCATACTACTTAATTCTGCTGTAGGTATTACATTTGTATTTGCTAATTTAACTGTAAATGTATTTTCTGTTACTGCTCTAATTCTAAATTCAGTATTATTAATTCCGTTAGCAGAACCACTGGTGTTTACAAAAATTGTGTCGTTTACACTTAATAGATTATTTGGCTTATTAAATACCAAATGCGGTCCATGTGCAGACGAAACAATTATTCCTAAACTATTTTTTTGAGTTTCATTGATTGCATAAGTTCCGACATTATCTGATATACTTTTTGGTATAATTGCATAATTTGTCTGAGTATTTGCTACAACAATATTACCTGTTAATACAGAATTAGCACCGTGAACAGTATCAGCAAATCTCAAAATATTATTGTCTACTGCTTCTGTATCCATAAACATTTTATGCTGTGGTTCAACTACATGTACATCTACTGCTACATTAACATCAGAGACGTTAATTTGTTTTGAACTTACTCCAGTGTGATTCAGTGGCAAGTAATCAAATGCTATATCTAAATTACTACCAAAAATTGAATCTAACGATACATTTGCTGATTGATTTATGCCTACATAGAATGTTCCTGCAGAACCTATTTGTGTAGGTAATGTACTAATGTAACCTAAAGTATTTCCAGAGTTCAAAGAACTTGAATTACTCTTTGGTTGTAATAGTACTGCTGAATAACCATTATCAGTAGTAGATTTTTCTACTGGTGATGCATAGTCATTTGCTAACACTTGCTTGTTTTTATTTTCATCAACTTGATAAATGATTGCATTTAAATTATTTGTAGTATCATTTGTGGTAAATGTGTTATCACTATTATCTATTGTGATACTAGACTGTCCTACAGAAGCAATTTTTCTATCTACAATTTGTGGTATATTTCCAGAATCATCTTTAATAGCCACTCTCAAGTTTAATAATTCATTTTTAGTTGTAGGAGCAAGTGTATATTTGAATTTTGCTCCATGCACTATTACTAAAGGTATTGCAACATCAAAATTATTATGACCCGGATATGCTGTTAAGCCATTTTCAAATCCTAAATTCAATACAATTTTATTGTCTGCGCCTTGCGATAAAACATTCTTTACATCTTCGCCCCACCATTCAAACGGATATGAACCGCCATTTATATGACTGGGTCTAAGTTTATTTGTTAATAACGACCCTCTTATTTTTTTAGGTTGCGAAGAATGTACTTGTATAATATTTCCATTAGGGTCAGTCCAAATCAAATTATTGTCTTTAGAATCTATTACTGATATAACTTTACTAAATGACATAGGATGCAAATCAGAAAAATCAAGTTTTAATCTATTTTTGTCAGTTTTATCAACTAATTTTGATGATACAGTAGAAATAGATAATTGTTTTTCTACATCGCCAATTATATTAAACGCCTCATGCTGACCAAAATGTCTTGGTATAAGATCTAATTTACTTGTAACCTCACTTCCGTTTCTTGCTTGTAATTCGATGTACATTCCGTCTAGTGATGGATTTTCTTGTGTAAATGTGAAGTTTTCTATCCACCATGCTGAATCAAAGTTTTCTGTTTTAGATAGCATCTCGTATGCATTATTAACAAACTCTGATGAGGACGTATCTCCTTGAACACCTGTTTGCCTTAGTAATTCTCGTAAGCCTTGATCTGTTACATATCTAAATTCTAAGTCTAACTCCACACCATCTATTGATCTTAAAGATTCTGGTATACCCGTAAAGTCAGTTTCTAATGATATTTGATTTTGACTTGTTGGTAATCCTAAGCCTAGGTATACTGGCTTGTTGTTGTAATTAAATAATTTACTTGGATCGTTACTTAATATGTTTTGTTCTTCTGGTGTTTTTTCACTGTCGTTAAATAATACTCTAGCAAACTCTCCTGCACCGTTATCTCTAAAGAATAAATCAACTGTGTTATTAGTTGTATCTCTTAATGTATGAACAGGGAATCTAGTTTGCATTGTTCTAACTGCATCTTCTACATCTATAATAACAGTATTTCCATTTATTTTAAATGGTCTTTCTGAACCTGACACACTTGGTATAACGCCTGTGCTGGTATTGGAATTCATATATTGAACATTACCAAATCCGTAGTTTCCTAAATTACTAGTTTCAAAACCAGATAATGTTAATGCGTTACTTGTTAAATTTGAAATACTTCCTGTTCTTGTTTCTTTAGACCCAGTATATACAACTGCTGTTCTACCTGCTGTATTACTAGTAATCGAAGGATCATAAATTTGTATAAAGTTACCATCGTTACTTTGAACTGGATACACATTACCTGAATAATTGCCAGTGCTGGTAAATTGTACAAAGTCACCTTTATCAATAATTGCAGAATTGGCTCCAGCAAGTGTGCTATTACCTTTACCATCAATGTTACCAAATGCGGCTAATGTTATTTCATTAAAGCCTGATCTTGTTATTGTGGCTGTTTGTGTTGTAACATTACTAGAAATTTCAAATGTTTTATCTGAAGAATTCCAATTAGCAACTGTGTAACTGTAATCATCTACATAAAAATCATTTGTATTTGTAATTCTTTCTCCGCTCATTAATGAGAAGTCTATATCTAAACCGTTTGATATGTAACTAGAAATATTTAAATTATACTCGTCTGCTACTTCTAGCAATACAGTACTTGTTCCAGAAAGTCCTTTAACTTTCATATTCACATTAAATTCTAAATCTGATTCATATGCAACATAACAATCTGAATTAATAGATGCATAATCTGTTCCTGTTACATTTGCTTCATTGATTGTGAAGAAACCTTTTGAAGGATCATCGACATCTACAGCACCCGGGTTACCGCCAAGTCCTCTTTCACTTATACCTGTTACAGTATATGCTTTACCAACTGTTAAATTTGCGGCGGTGGCCTGTGTACCTGTAAATCTGACTGTATCTCCAACACCTAATCCTGCTAACGAATTAGGAGATATTAATACTGAATTTGCATGAGCATTTGGTAAATTATCTTTAACAACACTTGCTCTAGTAAAAAAGTCTAAACCAGGCGCAGGGTGGGATCTTTCAGCATATATTCTTGCCATGTAATTAGGATCTTTGTACGGCTCCACTTTGGTGATAGGCCTTGTATACCCTGGCTCAATTTTTGTAATGCCTCTGTTTATTTTCTTTAATGGTCTATAGTCGCCTTTGTAAACTGTTCTTGGAGTAAATACAAAATTCTCATTGCTCCACTCTAATACAGTATCTGACAAGTTTGTATTTTTAAGTACAATTACATTGTCATAAAAATTTGCATTTGTTTTATCGCCTAAAATATTTCCATCTGTCCATTTAGAAAGTCGTTGATCTGAAAATAACATTGCTCGGCCATTTACATTATCAATGTAATTTTTAGCACCTGATACGTTTCCTGTTGAATTTTCTATTCCATGTTTTTTGAGATTGAACACATTCCAATCTTCATTTTCTGATTTACCTAAATGCAAGTAATCGTTTTCTTTTGGTATATTAACTTTACCAGAGCCAATTAGGTTTGCAAAATAGGACAAGTCAATACTTTCCCAATCCACTTTGTTTCTGTTTACATAACCTGCATTTGGTACTATATAGTCTTCCTTGTTATCTCTGTACCACAACCCGTCTTGCAACGAATTGGTTGGTCTCTTCAACATAGTATCAGGATCATCTATGTCAATTGTAATTTTATTATCTGTTAAAATATCAGGAGTACGTTCGTATGTACGTTTACTAATTGTATTTGCAATAAGTGTATCGTTTGCAACACTTTTAATACTTAAAACTTTGCCTGGTACATCTGCTGTAAACGTATTATTAAATTGTACTGAACCACTTTCAACAACTGTAATGTTAGAGCCAATACTGAAATTATCTGTGTATAAAGACGCATTACTAAAACTTATTGTAGTTGTGGTTGAATTATTTGTTAATGTAAATGCATCATAGTCCGGTGAATTTTTGATTCTTTTTCCGTCAATATAAATTTCTGCAAATGGATATAACCCATCAATTTGAGTAATATTTTCGTCTTCAAATTTGTTTTGTCCACCTATTTCAATACTAAATGCATTGTTAGGATTTATGTTGTAATCGTTGACAACTGATGCATTTGCTGTTATAATAGTTCTAGCACCTCTATCATATGACCAATATGTTGCACCTACATTATTGCCGTCTACACTAACAATTATATCGTTTGATGTTGTGTTATTTGCAGATCTTATCGGGAATCTCTGAGTAGGCTGATATCTACCTGCAGGTATATTTAAAACTGCAAGAGTTGTACTATCAGAACCACCAGATAATTCTACTTCACTAATTGTGAAATCGCTACCTTTTATGAACAGTCTGTTGTCGCCACCAGTTCCAAGTACTGTAACATTTGCTTGTATATAATCTGTTGAAAGATTGCTATCTGAAAATGGCTTTGTTAGTCCAGTTGTGTTAAGTGGTATCTGTAATGCTGGATCAGTGTATAACTTAATCTGTGTATTACTTGCACCTCGTTCTGCATAATAAGAATTGTTGTATGCAGTTAATTCTGTAAAGTAACTAACATTATGAGTGCCTAATCCTGTAATTGTGCTGTAATTAAACTCGACATTTACTAAGTCTGCTTCTGCACTTCGATATGCTCCAACTGATTGTAAGTGAGTATCTACGCCACTTACAGATTCATTGTACCATGAAGTAGCATCAACATTTGCAGTTAATTGCTCGTTTGTGTATAATTCGTATACAGTTGTGTCAGCAGTTGCTTTTACAAAATATGTTTGATTAAGTATGTTTGATGTAAGCACAGTATATGGTTCATGATTAACAAAGGTTAATGTATCACCATTTTGTAATGGCGTAAATCCTGTCTTAGTTGTTAATGTCACTGTAGCAGGGTTAGTATTTGTTATTGAATCTACATTACTAAATGTCAAAGTCGATGCACCATTTGTAATAATAGATGCATTACTGCCTACTGGTGTATTGATTTCTATTGATGTGTTCGAAGTAACCGTTGCTCTATCTGTTGCTATTCTAGTATTGGAACCAGCCTTGGTAATTTGCGACACAAGATGCTTTTCTGCTTGAGTGTCAATATCGCCGTATGCAACAATATTTGCTATATTGGCATCAGTAAATTCTCTATTAAGTACCTCAACTACACTATCAATGCTTCTTTCATTGCCTAAGTAAATGTCTAAATTACTTGATGTTGTGTGGTCATAAATGTTTACATTTGTTAATGCATTTGCACCGCTTAATGGTAAATCCACAGTAGCATTACTACCTGCTAATCCATATGCTAATACATCACTGAATTGAGAAATTACAATATTACCTGTAATAACTGCTACATTTGGTTTACTTGAATACCCGTCACCACCTGATGTAATTGTAACACTTTCTAATTGAGCATTGGCATAAAGTTTTGCTGTTGCTGTAGCGGCGTTACCGTTTGTTGGTGGATCAATTTCAATTGTTGGTACATTGTAGTATGTTGTATTTCTTTCAAATACAAAAATATTTGATACTGCACCAGTAATATTTTCAGGATATATAATTTCTATTTGCTGATTATCTCTGGTAAATTTGTCTTGTTCTAATTTTATATCCATACTTTGATGATTATAAACATCACCAAATTCGCCACGTTTGATTGCCCATTCTTCAAAAATCTCAATGTTTTTATTTGTGTTTACAACATTAGATCTAATTAAACTTGTAAGTGAATTGGCAGTACCTTTCTGATTTATTAATCCTTTATAGTACTGGAAGCCAATTGTGTCATCTATTTTGATATCAGCATATTCATTAGTTGTTTGATATCCTAACAATCCTTTTGCTAGTTGTGATTTTAGTGGGTCTAATTGTATAGCATCTTTGTCGTGGTACAAACGTATGCTGTCTATTAATGTATCAAAGTTTGGCAATACTGCATCACCAACAATAACTAGACCTTCTGCTTGATATCTGCCGTCCCAATTTCTGCTTCGTTGAGTATTTACTTCTAGCCTGTCTTGTCTTATTCCAAGAACATTGTCATTTATCACGTCATTGAAAACTGTTTTGTTGTTAATTACAAAAGCATGTTCAACTAATTCTGTATGCAATAACATGCCGTATATTCTGTTGTCAATTGGAGAAACAGTAATTGTATTATCCTCTCTGACAATTGAACAATCTTCGGGTATAATTGCTTTGCCGTTTTCGTCTAATATAGAATATTGATCATTGATCTGTCTACTAATTTTTGATATTTTACCTGATGTACTAACAAATTTTAATGTTTCTGCTAGAGGACTTAGTTTTACACTTTCGCCTACGTCATGATCTTCTGTTGACCAAAATAAGAATCTTCTTCCTGCAAGTACCCAGTCATTCATGCTATTAATACTGCTATCAAATTCGCCAAAGTCGAAACCGATATCTTTTTGTTTTCTTCCTAAACTTATAAGGAAATCAAATACTTGTTGAACACTTTTGAATACGGTGTCGTAATAAACTTTTTCTGTGACACCAGTACCTAATTGATAAACTGTACCTGATGCTCCGCCTATTGTAGGCAATGACGGTATTTGTGTCCATTGGGCAGTATCAAAAGCACCTGCTGATATATTTTCTTTGGCTATGTAATAAACACTACCTAATTTTACAATCTCGTCTTTTAAGTAAGATAAGCCTGTTTCAAATATACTAAAGTCTGCAGGAGAGCCGCCTTCTTGGACTCCTTCCAACGGGCCTGCAAAATCACTAGGTATAATTTCAAAATATTGTAATACTGTATCAAAGCCTGAGACACTATATCCTTCTGCTTGTTTTGTAATTTTTACACCAGTATAAAAGTTTCTACTGTTATAAGGACTTGTATGCAAGTTTACTGTTACATCTTCTTTAGGCAATACCTGACTTGCACTAAATCCATCTGTGCTTATGCTTTCACTAAAAACCTTAAGTTGTTTGCTGTTTACAAATCCTGCAAACTTATGACCTAGTCTTGTGTCTAAAGTTTTAACAGGATTTCCTATTTCAACATTTATATTTAATGAGTAAAAAGTCAAATATTGATATAGCAAGGTTGTATAACCTGGTCTCAGTGTAATAACATTATCAGTAGATCTGTAACCATGTGGGTCAAAGTTTTGTCTTAATTTTCTTTTACCTGTAGTTTTATCAACTAGTTGCTCAGGATGAACTGTTAACCTTTTGAGATTTCTCTTATCATAGAATAGTTTAGTAAACTCTCCTGGTCTAGACAGGTATAGCATTTCCAAGATTGCAAACGGATAGTAACTGCTTTTTCTCCAAGCATATTCTACCGGGCCAATGTCGCCAAATGCCCATTGATTGTCAATGTCAATAGAATCTGCAGTAAGCGATGTATAAATTATTTCTTTAGGTGATCTTAAATTACCCGATGAATCAACTGGCAAGTAACTGTAAATTGTAGGTCTTGCCCAACGTTTCCAGTATCCTTTTCTACTTCCTGCTGGTATATATCCGTCTCTGACATTATTCCAAAATGCTGTGTATGAACTTGTTATTGCTGTTGGATACTCAGTGTCCCACCATGATGGTTTTTTACAGTAACCAAACATTTCCCACGGTGTAACAGTAGGTGTTTGTGTATCATAGTAGTAATCATACACGCCTCTCCAGTACCCTGGTTCTGCAGGACCACTTGCATAATTCCATGTAAATTCATTTGTGCTGTCGAAAACAGAATTTGTTCTGTAGTCAACCTTGTTTTGTTTGTTCCATTTATTGAAGTTTGTGTTCAATAATGTATTGTATTCAACTAAACTAAAATCAGTTTCACAGAAGAAACTTGGCTTTATTTCATATTCATTAAGTTCTATGTTTTCGCAATTTCTATATTCTTCTTCTATATTACTGTAAACAATTTGTTCAAATGCTAATATAATATCATCGATTTTGTCGTTTTGCCTAATAACATAACTACCATCGTGACACAAAATTACATCCTTATCAACTTGATACGATGTGTCGGTCATAAACTGAGGTTGGAATGCTCTAAACATTCCTAGTTTAGATAAACTTGCTGGTACATCTGCAGATTCGCTGTCCTCGTAAATTCTTAAATTTAATGTGTCATTTTCTGCCAATGTTATATTATTGTCTAATGTTATATCGAATGGCAAGTATGAATTTACGGTATAATCTTTATCTGCACATAAAACTGTATTATTATGTTGCAATATATGTAAGTTTTTATCTAATGAAATATTTGCTGTATTACTGAATGTATACTCTTGTAAACTCACATTACTGATTGAAATTTCTTCATTGGTGTAATCTGCGCCAATTGGAATCATGTAAGATAAATCAAAGCCGCCGGAAGTGACTTTACTAGATTTTAAAGTCTTTAATACTGTGTCTAATATTTCTAAATTTGTTTGATCTAAATAGTCATTATTATTAAGATAAACTTCTAAACCTGATATAAATTTATTTTTAAAATTGTTGTACTGATCATTACCAAATCTTAATGCATTGATTAAATTTCTGCTTTCGTTCTTACTGAAATACATGGAATGCAGTAAATCAGAATCAATTTGACCAATGTTGATATCATTGATATTAAATGTTTTACTTGTATCTTTGTAATTGTTATTACCAGTTACTTTACCGCTAAAACCTTCCTGCCCTAGTAATAATTTATTTCCATGGCCTACAAGGTCACTTAATCTTGTTTCTGTAATTTCAGTGTTTAACGGATTATATTTTATTGCACTTGGAATTTCAAAATATCCATATGCATCAATAGACGTTTTTCTTTCGCCCTTAGTAAATGTTCTAACATTAATTACATCAGTATCTTTTAAAGTCACTGCTTCATTGAATGTAAAATTAAAAGTTGCATCAACTCCGTGTCCGTTATTAGATGCTGTATTAATAATTGATGTGATATTTCCAGGATGGCCAACTAGTTCGCTGTAAAGGCCGTAGTTTGACACAGAAATAGTTTTGATCTGTCCGCCACCGTTACTGATATTTCCACTATATGCTTCGGCATCAGTGACAGTTATTGCAACATTACTGCTACTTCCTGGTATACTTAATGTCAATACATCACCGACTTCATAACCTAAACCTGGGTTATTTAATGATACATCTTTAAGAGTAGGATTTAATACAATACCTGTACTGCTATTTCTAATTGCAAAATCTTCGTTTAGTGTGAGAACAGTATCATTAATTTTAACAATAATATCATTGTTGTAAGGTGTTGCACTTGTTGTGAAAAATTTATCTGTTACATTGATTTTATCAATTAAAATTACATCTTCTACATATTGTTTAGAATATAATGAATGCTCATCCTCATAAAATTTAAAATTACTAATATCAAAATTACCAGCAGAAATATTTGCATTTGCTACAAAATATTGATCATTGTATTTTACTACTTCATTTGTGAAATATGTTTCTACATTACTAAAGTCTCTATATTGATCTGGTGTACTTATTGGATGCCAATTGTTTCTAAATCTTGTATTGTCATTGCCTTTATAATCTTGTTGTAAATCTTTATAAAAAAGATATCCAGATATTGTAGATGCGTTTGCTAATAAATTTGCTTTGTATGTTACAGTATGATTACCTAAATGATTAAAAAATGTAGGTTCACTGCTAAACTTACTTGTTTGATAAACAACATTCGCACCTAAATCTGCATCATACGATGTCTGCTTGGTACTTGTTTTATCAGTATTATATGTAAATATAGGACAACCTTTAAAATCACTATACGGATATTTTGCAGGATCATCTACTTTAACTCCTTCTGAGTCATATAAATTAAATAAAGGCTCTTGGTTAATTTGTATCTTTTGCTGTGCTTGTCGCCATGCTGTGCCAGTCCAGTAGTAATCTAAACCTATGTTAGTTCCTGTAATACTGTACACATGACCGTTAGTGACAATTAAATTACTTAGAGAAGTGTCTTCACTAAATTGAATTGTACCGCTATTATCTTGTATTCTATAAATTTTTTGTGCTATTGCTGTATCGTCTTGTGGGAAAATTATACTGGCATTTGCAGTACCTGATGCACTATTGATTGGAAAGCCTATTGCTAATCCTTCTAGATCTTCTTTTTTCTTATCTGCAATTATGTCTATTTTAGATATAAAGGAGTTACCCCAGTTATGTAATTCTATATCTCTGTCGAATTCTAAAATAGGTCGTGTTGCTCGTTGAGCCGCATCTGGTAAAGCAAACCCTGTTGCATTATCTTTAAGTGGTTCCCTTAATTCGTTTACATGCCACCAGTAATTTAATCTGCTCCATGGATTTCTATTTTTTGAACCTTTTTCTATAACCATGTAATCGGGTTGGTTCTGTGTTGATTCTGAACCCCATGGTGCTGTGCCCCAACCGTAAACTGTATCGTTATTCCATTGTAGTTCTGGTACTATGTATGTTTGATGGAAATCGTCTAATGCAAAGTTTTTATCCCATTGCACACTATCGGGTAATAAGTAGTTAGACTCCGCTTCAACATCTAGATAAACAACATTACCTGTTCGTTGTACATTGTTACCTAAATACTTTACATTGGCTGACACGGCATCGCCTACTTTAAGTTCAATATTACCAATGTACAGTCTAGAATTGTTATGTACAGATGCATTGGCGGCTCCTGACGGTACGCCGTCTGCTAAATTTCTATAGTACTCTTTGAAATCGCCGCCTGGTGTATCAACAAAGTCTTCTGGTAAATTTGTTTCTAGATTATAATATGATTGCGAATTTGCCTGAGTATATGTTATTGATATTGATCGCTCTAAAGGAAAATCATTAAATTCCGCATAAGCAGATGTAGAATCACCTGGCAAAATAAATTGTATTCCTTTACCTACGCCTGTTACAATATAAGTAGTATCTTTAGTTAGTACACTGGTGTTTGAAATATGATCACCTGTGAATTTAATAACCATCTCATTTCTAAGTGTTTGCCCTGCCGGTGACGTGTAATTTTTTAATCCAACAATGTTATCTATATTAATTTGTACAGAGGAATTACCCTGTATTTCAGTGACTTCTGGTCCTGTTGGGTACCAATAGTAATCCTGATAGTTTATAAGTTTGTCTATGTTTATTGGTGGTGCATAAGCATATTGATTAGTTTTAAATAATCTGTTATGGTTATCAATTAATCCACCTTTGCTTCTTAAGTCATATAAAAAGTCCTCATAGAAAACATAATTTACAGGTTTACCTGTGTCTGGATTTACTGTGGTTACCACAGGGTCAAAACTATAGTATTCTCTATTAGGTGCTGGTTGCTCTACAAATGATGTATTGCTGTTGCTAATTTCTCTTGGAGTTCCTATAAAGCCTTGTATATTTTCTACATTTGCTTTTGAAAATAATTGTTCGACTGTGCTTTCAAAGAAATTTTTATTAACACTAGTCTGGTGCTGTATAGGTAATAGATCAAAAAATTTGTTTGTCATTAGTATCCACTTCCACCGGAGCCACTGCTACCACTACTACCACTGCTACTGCTACTGCTAGTACTACTTGTTGTAGATGATTTTGTGATTGCATTGCCCTTCATTTGTTTTAAATTTGTTGAAGATAAACTTTTTACTACTTCTACGTTATCAACTGTTGCTGTAGAAAAGAATAATTCATCTGATGCCGCTCTAACTTGATATAGATCACCAAATATAGATTCTGACTTGCTAGGTACAATAACAACTGATGCTATTGCTTTACCTAACTCTTGATGAATGTATGCACTTAACTCTGAGAAATAAAATGTTTCACCAAAGTCCCAATTTTCTACATTAAAATAAGTATCAATTAATTCTAATACCGCACTTCTAACTTCTGCATCTGTTGTTGTACTTCCTGGTAATTTTACAACTTTAATTTTTGCTTGTAATTCTGGATCGGCGTCGTCGCCAAATAATAATTTAAATTTACCACTGCTGTAAACTAATTGGTCACTAACACTCTTAAACTCATCTAATCCTGAATATTCTTGTGCAAGTTGTTCTGATGTTGGTGCACTAGGCAATGTACTTACACCGCCATTTTTATAACTTAGCATTGCTTGGTAATATGATTTTGTAAGCATAAACATTTCTACAACATTGCTGATACTAGGATCTATTCTAACATCACTTGGAGCAATGTGTTGCCATTCAAATGCACATTTTCTTGGATCGTTTTGAAGTGTGTTTTGCTCAAAACTTCTACCTACTTTTACATTGTACTGGTTGTTTTCTGTTAGCACAATCATTTTAGGTGTTGTTAAATCATTAATTAATTCGTATACTTTAGGCAAAAGCGATCTTGGAAAAACTAATTTGTGATTAAGTTTTCCTAAATTATTTTTTAAATATGTTTCTGCTACACTTAAATCTTTTACAATTATCAAATCAAAATCTGTAAATGCAGTTTTATTATCTGGATCACTGCCTGGAGCAACTGTGTCTAACACATAATCAACTGATATTTCTGTCTCTGTTGCAAAATTTAATATTTTAAATTTTGCTGGTCTTTCATATGTGTAGCCATCTAAATCTGTATATTGCTCAAAGAAAACAAAGTCTGTGCTACCTACAAATTTATCAAACAAGTCTGGATCATCTGGAAATCCATCATAGTCACTGTCAATGGGTTTGACAACAACTTTTGCCGGATCGGCAAAGCCATCGCCATATCTGTATGCATCGACTATTTCAAATTCTATTGGCTTGTCTAAAGACTCTTTGACATTTTTATAAACAATTTGTAGTTTATCTGCATGTTTAAATCCATTCCATCTACTGCTTAAACTATCAAAATCGGAAACTTTAATACTTGAATTAGACAGCAAATCAATGTGTCCTTCTGATGCAGTATCTCCTACTTCAAATGTAGTTGTGGTTGCATTACCAGTATAGGTTTTATAACTGCTTGAACCAATATCATAATTCACATAAGCAATATTACCATTTGCTCCGCCAACAATAGATGTACCAAATTTACTTAATGGTATAGTGATACCGCTTGGTAGACCTGATAATTTTGCACTATTTAATTTTACTACTGCTTTACCTGTAGTTGTCGATATTGGGTCTACTGCTATTGTTGTAGATACCGCTGGTGCAAAATCTCCTTGGCTATAATCTGCTGTGGGTGACACTGATGCTTCGCCGTTAACCAATAAACCAAAGTTACTGATAAATCTTACTTCTAAATCTTTTGCTTTTGTGTCTCTGCTTCTTAAAATAATTTCTGGACTGTTTCCTACATTAGGTGTGTATGTTGCATTAGTAGTTTCTAATTGCCAACTGTCACCTATGTCATCTAAATTTGTATCAACCCAATTATATGTTTCTATTAACTCTGGTTTGAAGTTTGCTGTAGTTAAAGCAATGGTATCTTTTAATACTCTACCTGTTTTACTATCAAATGTTTTTTCATCACTAGAAAAATAAAATTTTATATCTTTAAGACTTTCAAATATAATTCTAGTACCTCGGGTAGTTACTGTGTAATTTGAAATGCTTGATGTACTATTTGTACTGTTGTATTCAAATTTCATTAACCAACTAGCACCGCTGGTAAGGTCTGGGTTAAAGTCTGCATTTTTTTGTAAATTACTGTTGTCAATAATATACCAGTGTGTGGAACCACTACCACCTGGTCTGAAATTATATCCTATACCAAAATCTTCTTTGGCTGTAATTCTTGTATTAAATGCTGTGCCTATATCTGTTTCTAATGCATTGGCATTTAATGTAGGTATTATTTCAGTGGCTCTCCATGCATTTGGAATTTCTTTGTTTAATTTTACTACCCCTTCTGTGACACTTAGTAAATTTGTTGGTACACCATTATTTGTAATACTGGTAATGGTTGCTAATTCCTCTTGTGTAGGATCGTTTGGATTTTTAAATTTTATATATGAACCGGCTTGTATGATTCTATTATCATTTACACTATTGTTAAGTGTGGTTCTGACGCCGGCTTCTAGTCTAGTAAAATAACCTGTGTTATTTTTATTTTTACTAGGCTGGGTTACCCATGCAATATCTTTATTATTTGCTGTTAAGTCAAATGCTAATGCATCTAAGCCTTTATGTAATTTTCTATAATCGTCATAAACAAAGTTTTGTAGATTTGTGTCTTTAGTAATATTAGCAACATCTTCTTTTAAAATTTGCATTGTTGTTTTACTTGTACCAAATGTTAAATATGTATCTTTGTTTTCGATATCTTTATATAATGCACCGTCGTCTGCAAACGAAGTTACACTACTGAACCTTCCTGTAGGATCTTCAATATCAATATATCTACTATGGCCTGCATGTGTTCTATTTGTTGCTTTTAATTTTAGAATGTTTGCACTTTGGCTCAGTGGAAATACATTATAGTCTTGAGCACTAACCATTCTATTTTGAGTATAATATGTTTGTGGTGCTCTTCGTTTAATACTTTGTAAAGTTTCTGCGGCTGAACTATTTGATACTGTGGCTTTTAATGACATCCTTAAAGTAAGGTTATGCAATTCGCCTTTTCTATTATAATAAGGTAATGTTAATTCTTTGTTTTGAAAATCTGCTGGTCTAATAGACATGTTTTCGCCAATGCTAGTTCTGAAATAAATTCTAAAAATACCAGAAGGTATGTTTGCAAAATTACCGTCTGAAAATCTTACTCTAATACCGTCGTCGAATAAGTTGTCAATTGCATATAAATTTCTAGATTCTAAACTGGTTGCATTATATAATAAAGTTTGTCCTTGAAGATTGCTGACTTTTTGCCAAGTAAGTTGGTTAACAGCATTATTGTCTAACTGATGCACAAATACATCTGTTTCATTGATGTTTGCAACTGGTATATCTACTGTTCTGTTAGGCAAGGCTCTTTCAAAAATATAATCTTCAAAACTCAACTCGCCTTGTTTGAACATCATGAAAAATCCTGTGTAAGGACTTTCTAATCCTCTTTTGTCATCTCGATAAGAAATTCTCATCTGACTGTAAATGTCTGGTTGTGCTTCTTTGAAAACACCGTTTTCAATATTTGTACTAACAAATTCAAAAGGTACACTAGTACCATTTACTGTTGCACTTGTTGAAAATACAGGTGTTGTGCCTATTTCGTTATTGAAGCCATATATCTGTGTAGCAATACCGCCTACTGTTTCTTCAATGATTGGTTTTGTAAAAGGATTTGCTACTGAAAATGCACTATTTAAAACTGTAATGAATTGATCAAAACTATTATTATTTGTTGGATCATTCCAATCAATTCTGATATTCTGTAAACTGTCGCCTGAAGCATCTAGTAATGGCTCGTCTGTTTGTACACTATCAATTTTGACTAACCCACTTGCTGGTATATTTCTTTTAGGAGCATAACCTAGCATGTCTGCTAAACGTAAAATACTATCTCTGCTTTCTGCTGTAGCAAGGAAATTTTCTCTAGTATTTAAATCTGCTCTGAATGATAAACTTTGCGAAAGATATGCTAATAATTCTATAATAGCAATAAATTCAGAACTTTCAATGTAGTCATTGAACGACTCTGGATAATTTTCTCTTATGTAATTAAGCATAGATGTACGCATGGTACTAAAATCATATGCCTTAAAACTGACTTGTGTAAATGCCTGATAGGCTAATTCCCAGTCCTCTGCGGCAAATAGATTTTGATTTCTACTGCTAATTGACATTATGCATCTCCATTAAATTCTCTTTCCAATCTAACTTCTAATACATCTTTACTTTGATCTACATTATATTCTAAATAGAGTTCTACTTTTAAAAAATGTTCTGTATTTGAAATGTTTACGTCAAGTAGTTCTACTCTTGGATCACTACCAACAATAGCCTTACACTCGTCTTGTACATCTTGTAGTGTTAGATTGTCAAACGGCTCCATTAGGATATCATGTATTATGCTACCAAACTCTGGTCTCATAACTCTTTCCCCTTTACGAGTCTGAAAATGATTTAATAAATCTTGTTTCACTAAATCTAAATCAGTTAATGTATAAGGTGGTTTTTTCTTATTATCTGTACTGAATCCAATAAATGTTGCCATACAAGTATTTATCAGTATTATTAACGGATGCTTTAATGATGGGGTTTTTTGGGTCGTTTAATGTTTTACGAAAAAATCTACTTTTGAAGTTTTGCCGATGCGGCTTGTATCACTGCGGCTAAAACATCATCTGGAGCATTTTGCACCCAGTCATTAACTTCCTGTTGCTGTTTAGAGTCTAAATTACCACCTTTCAAATCTGATGTAGTTGTATTATCCTGACCGGAAGGCTGTGTTTGCGAATCAGCATAAGCCAAATTTAAAAATATAGCACTTTTTTCTTCGCCATCGAATTTCACTGGACTATCTGGTGATGATTGTTTTGCAAGATTTTGCAGTGACGGATTACCTTTTAAAAATTCAAATGTGCTAGTTTGATTTTTCAGTCTAGGAGATGTAGCCATCCATTGCTTGAATTGTTCGATGTCAAGTATATTAGGTGATTGATCTGGATGATTTTGCACCAACCATTTCTGATATTTTGTAGCAATAACATTTGCGCCTTTCATACCTTTTGCTTTCACGTCGCCGCGAATGTTGGCAATTTTTGCTCTATTACTGCCTAGTTTACCGCCTATTTTACTAGCAATATTTTTTGCACCTTGTTTTAAACGGTCAACTGCACCAAATTCAACTTCGTTAATTACTTCATCAATTCTCATTTAATATCTCCTGCCAGTTATTTATCTCTTTTCTTATATCGTTTAAATAATTACATGTATAACTTATAAAGAGGATATCATGAAATACGTTTTAGCAGTTGCATTAGCAGATGAACTTGAAGGTATACAAGGTAATTACAATACAGTTTTTACCGGTGTAGGCAAAATAAATGCTACATTGGTACTTACACAATACCTAACTAATAATCCAGATACAGAACTGGTTGTTAATTATGGAACTGCTGGGGGAATAGATCCAGATATGAAAGGCATGTTGCATATTGGTAAATTTGTACAAGCAGATATGGATTGCAGAGCATTTGGCTTTGATCAATTTCAAACACCGTTTGAAACAAATACACATGAAATAATCGTTGACAACAAAGGTTTTACATGTTATACTCAAGATAAGTTTGCTACAACTAAACCTGAAGGTTATTGTAATGTAGTTGACATGGAGGCTTATGCACTTGCAAAAGTGTGTATGCATTTTGGCGTAGACTTCAAATGTTTGAAGTTTATAAGCGATATAATCGGACAAGGAGATCAGACATCTGATTGGGAGGCTAATAAGGCTCTAGGTGTTGAAATGTTCGAGTCCACTTTAAAGGATTTAATAAAATAAAATGAAATTTAAAATGAACGATTTTGATAAAAACTTTCACATAAACTTTAGTCCACTATATTTTGCATTTGCATTTATGGTGTTTATGCTTTGGGCAAGTGAGGCCAAAGCAGAAGACATAGAAGAAGTGGTTGTGGTTGCTCAACAAGTAGAAACCGAAGAAGCAGATGCTTTAACATCTACTACTATAGTAGAAAGTATCTTGCCAGAGTTTACCTGGACAGCAGGAGGCACTGGTGCCTTTCAAGGATATAACGAACGTGGTGCTCAAACAGTACACACTACAGTTTATAAAAACGGCATACCGGTTAACACACCAGGTTCTGCTTGGTATGACTTTGGACACGAAATTGTAAGTGGTCAAAATGTTAAAGTAATTTCAGGTGCTAACGGTGTTATGTATGGCTCCGGTAGTATTGCTGGTACAGTATTAATAGAGGATACTATTGAGAGAAGTATTACAACTAAATTAGGTAGTAATCAAGAAAGGTATATTAGTGTTGCTCCTACATCGTGGTTTCAGTACACAGACTATACAACCGATCAACTCGCAAGAAATGATAATACAGAAAGCGATACATACGAAAACCAAAGTGCAAAAATTATTGCAGACGCAGGTGACTTTGAATTAATAGTAAGTGGCACAGATTATGCATATGATTATGATAACTGTTATACTGCTGATTTCTCACAATCAAATGATTGCTTACAGGATGGCGAAAAATTCACTGTTAGTATTAGAAATGAATATTTTACTATAGGTAGAACAGAAGACAAAGCAGAATACTTTACAGAAGGTGTTAGCACATACCAAAACGAAAGTAGCAGAGATTATTTTAGAGCAGGTGATACAGTAGACTTGTCTAAGTTATTACAAGTTACATATGGTGTTGACGGCAGTAAAGATCAATACAATGAACACGAGCAAGATAACTACGGTGCATTCTTAAGCATAAATGCCGAATTTGCCCTAAAGTATAACTTTGGTTTTAGAGTCGGTAATGCAGATCAAAATGCATTAAGACTAGGTATAGAAAGCGGACAGTTCTTTATGAATGTTGGTACAAGTTTTAGACGCCCTAACTTATATGAAGTATACGGTGATAACTGGGTAAGTGCTAATGAAGAACTATTACCTGAAGAAGGCACAGGTTACGAAATAGGTTTTGGTGCTTTAAGTATATTCATGTACGACTTTGAACAAGCAATTGAATATGCTAGTGGCTACACAACTACAAACATTATTACTCCTGAGATCACTACAACAGATCCTGATACAGGTGTAGTTACTGTAACGCCTGCTGTAACAGAAGATATCTATACTCCTGCTATGTATTACAATACCGGTAACTATTCAACACAGGGCATTAGATTTGCTAACACGTGGGGTCCTATTAGCATTATGCTCAAAGTAAACGACACCGAACAAGTTAGAATACCAGAATACGTTGCTGTGATATCATGGGAACAAAATTATAAAGGTGTGGATTACAGAATCAAATACTCAGGACAGTTTGACAGAACACCCGGACAGTATGACTTCTTGCCAGAAGGTCAGGAATACCTAGACGACTTAAAGAAACTAAACATTTATGTTGGTAAGCAATTTGCGTCTGGAGTAAATGTAAACTTTACAATAGAGAACGTTACTGATGATGAAGTAGAAGTACTTCCTTACTATAATACCCAAGGAAGAGAATACAGATTGGCATTGACTTACAAGTGGTAAAAAATATCATATTTTGATTTCATAAAGCAAGTTTAATAGTAAATACAAGTGTATCATTTAACAACATAGGACCAAAATGAAAACTGATAAAATTATTAAGAAGATAGTATCTACCTTTAAAGACCTAGAGGAGAAAGCCGGCCACATAAATTCAGCAAGTGGCAAAACGGTAATTCACTCTATGATACAAAGAGATAAAAGAGGCAAATTTGATAGTTTAGGATTTTATAATGCTAAAACTAAAAAATATGCCTTAGTCTTTATAAGAGATTATATTGCAAGAAACGTGGATGTTATCCCCGAACTGGATGACATGAAACGTGTAATTACAGTAAAATAATGACCGATCAATTAACAAAAAAATTTACAAACAACACGTTAGAAGAAGATTTAAGAACTATGCTCGTTGAGAAAAACAACGAGTGTAATGCTCTTAGAGAAGAAATTAAAATGCTTAAAAATAGTGTCGCTGAAGAACAAGATGCAAAATACAGAGCGTATGTAAAAATTTCTGATTTACAAAGACAATTAAATACTACTAAATAGGTTTGCTTCGGCTACACGTTGATTATATAACATTGTGCTGACTCCAACACCTTTTTTAATAGGTATTTCTGTAAACTCCATAAAGTATGTAGCACAATTATAGTTTCCACTATTGAGTAATCTTAATAGCCGGCTAGTTGTAAATTTTTTCATACCTATGCCATATGCTAAAGATATTAATGCAACTATTTGATTTGTGTTTAATGGCACTTTGACTTTATCTACTACAACACTAAATGCAATAGTAATGTCTATACCTAGCAACTTATTAATAAATTCTGGTTTTGCACCATTTATCAAACTGTAAACATAAAAATTATTTACTTCGTCATATACAGCAATTGAATTCATTGCTAAATTATAATCCATTGTGCCATTTTTAACAATACTTGCTCCTTGTAAATAAGCATGATTGTTTCTAATAATTTTTGCTACATCAGGATGATTTAATTCTAGTTTGCTATTATCATTAAATGCTATCATTTTATTTGATATTTCCATAGTACTTAATTTATGGGATATACCAATGTATGTATCGTTGTGTACTTCTGTTGGTACAAGATATGTTTTATAATTACGCAATATTAAATCTCTTGCCTGTTCAATTAGTTGATTTTTATTTGCTAAATTAGGCAAAATAAACTTGGGTGCTATTTTATTTCCTCTAGTGTATACACCAGAAATATAATCTGTGCCTTCAAAATAAGCACCTACATAAAAACCATTTGGCTCACAGTAATTTAACGGTACATTATCCGATGGATCTAATTGCCCTACTTTTAAATCATCAATATACGACATTATTTGTTTGTCCTTGAAGGACTTGGTTCTATGCCAGGCCACCTTGTAATAATAGTATTAATTTTTTTGTCAAATAATAGCAATGGAGTTAAAGGACTTTTTCCTTGTTCTGCACGTTTAGGATAACTGCCGCTTAAAATTCCTGCCAATTCAAATGACAACAAAGTGTTTGTTGTCTTTTGTGTATCGATTCCGCTCATGTTAGGTACAATAGGCAAAGGCGGTATTGACGGTAATACAGTTGTTTGAATATCAACTGTGTCACCTGCATTTATATAAGTTTTTGTTAAACCCATTATGTGTGTATGGGTTGTTGAAAATAAATCTAAATCGCCCATTGACTTGATATGTAATGTAGGTTCGGATGGCGGATTGTTTACAGATGCTGGTGCGGCTATTTCTACTTGTGTTCCTGCCATATGTACCTTATTATCACCAAATAATTGTAAACTACCAGGAACAGTTTTGCCGTCTACTGTAAACAGCCTTGGTCTTGCTTCTATGCTGATAGCATTAGAATACATGTTAATATCTTTTACACCTTCTATGTTTACACTACCGTTGGTTAACACGTCTTGGTATTGTGGATTTAAGTATGCTAATTCTTCTACATCTACAATACCTTTTTCTGTTTCGTTAGGATCGTTTGGATGTGGATAATTATTTGCGGCTTTGATATTAACATTTTGACCTGCTTCAATATTGACATCTTTGTCTGCCCTTAAATTCATGTCACCTGAAGTTCTAACATTATAACTACCTGTGCCGTATATATCTATGTTACCATCTGCATCTATTTCTATATGCCCCGTACCTGACTTATTAGATATGTATATTAAATTTTCTGCGTCATTGAGTACTATTTGATTTCCGCCACCAGTTCGTATTCTTATAAATGGATTATCGTTACTATCATCCATTACAAATTGATGTCCTGCATGTCTTAGTCCTGGATCTTTAGGATTCTTGGGACCTGGCGTTAATATACCATAAACTTCACTTGCGCCTTCTCGCCTAGCACCACTAGTACTTTGCCCTCTTATAAAATCATCTATTAGTCCTTGTGAAAAAATAACACTTTCTAATTCGTGCATCGACCTGTCATCTGCTTTTACTTTGACATTTTTAACAGTACCACTGTATTCCACATTATGGTCCTTGATATTTGCAGACATGTTTGCTTCGTTAACAGGTGTTACTCCACCTATGGATTTTCCTGCTGGAATACCTGGTACCATAAAATTTCTATTTGTTTGAAATAAGCACCCTAAAATTATTCCAGAGAGTTGACCTTCAAATTCGTAAAAACCTACTACAACTTGATTACCATTATCAGGTGGTCTCATCCACATTCCATAACTGGTTTGTGCAACGTCAGGTGCATTTTTATCACCTGTGCCTCTCTGCGGTGTTGCACCAGCAAATGGTGATGTCCATATACAATCAAATAACGCACTAGTACTTGTGTTTGTGCCTGTCAATTCTGGTATATGCACTAATAGTATTCCATTTCTAGAAGGATCGTCTGCACTAATTACTGTGCCAAAATACAGCGACGAACCTTTACTTGCATTGGCTGTGATTTTTTCTTTTATGCGGTTTGGTATCATATGTCTATTTATTACCCTCCTGGGTTAGACGTGGGGTTGTTTCCGCCGCCACCTGTGCCATTAAGGCCATCAATTGTAAGAGGATTTACATACCCTGCATTTGCTAAATCGGATTCAGTAACTGTTAAATTGTTTATTGCATTCTCTAGAGGATTACCTGAGTCAAGAACTAATTTTCCGTTTTCATCAAATTGTAAATTCGATGATGCTGTTTCTAAAGCGGCTGGTACTGTTTTTGATAATTGCTCCTCTATGAGTTCTTTGTTAGTTTTTGGAAATTGTCCTTTATAAATTGTTCTATAACATTGTAGAGTTTGCCTAAACTGTCCACCATTAAAGTTATGAAGTACTTTATAAGGGAAAAACAGTCCTGAGAAAGAGTCGTCCAT